GGAAAATTAAAATGGCTACTGTTACCTCTCTAGTCCGCGCCGTTGGTGGTGTGGGCAATCCTAGCCGCAAAGCTTACCTCGTAGAAAAAGAAGTAGATTTTGCTGCTGCCGCTGTTGCTAAAGGCTCCGCCTTGGCTGCTTCTGATGTTATCGAAACAATCTCTGTATCTGCTGGTACTATGGTTATGAATGCTGGTATTCAAGTTGTTGCTGCTGCCGCTGGCGGTACTGGCACCACTTTGGATCTAGGTGTCACTGGTGTTGATGCTGACGTATTTGTTGACGGCTTCACCTTTGATGGTGCTGCTGCTGGCGCTTACGCACAGAACGCTGCTGCATTTCAGCCTTTGGTTGTTGGTGCTGCTGACACTGTTGACGTTCTTATTCAAGCTGGTACTACCGTTGCTACCTCTGGTACTGTGCGTGTATGGGCTTTGCTGATGGACGTGAGCGCTGTGGGCGACACTGAAGCTGCTGAAACTGACCGCGACCAACTGGCTTAATCGCTAAACTGTAAGGAGTCTCTGCTTAGCAGGGATTCCTTCTTCTACTTAATTAATATGGCTACATACCTTTCTTTAACGAATGAATTGCTACAAAGACTTGGTGAAGTTCAGATGGATACGTCTGAGCTTGTCGGTGCCCGTAACATTCAAGCTCTTGCTAAAACTGCTATCAATTCATCCGTTAGGGAAATATTACATATTGCTCAAGAGTGGCCTTTTACTTTACAAACAGAGACACAAACATTAACTATTGGGCAATCTGTTTATGATTTTCCTGCAACATTATCTAGTGTGGACTGGGAGAGCTTCTATCTAAAGAGCTTGAACAATGAGAACACACCCCTGCGTCTTAAGATCTTAACCTACGTAGACTACCTTAACAACTACCGTCCTCAAGATGACCTTAACGGTGATACAGGCCATACCTCTCCCCGCTTTGTCTACCAGACACAAGACTTGAAGTACGGTGTGTCTCCTCTTCCTGATAAAGAATATGAGTTAGAGTTTAAATACTGGGTGTTCCCTGAAAGCTTGTCTGCATCTACAGATGTTTGCATCATACCTGATCGCTTCTCTAGCGTTGTGTTAGATGGTGCGATGGTTTATATGATGATATACCGCTCTAATGAACAGAGCGCTGCCCTTCACCAAACTAGGTTTGACCAAGGCATTAAAACAATGCGCCGTCTATTCTTAGATGAGCCTTTGTATGTAACCTCCACAGCAATTGTAGCTGGTAACTTATCCGGTAGATTTATTTAATGGTAGATCGCATTAATGCTTTCAAGGTAAACTGTGTTGGTGGATTAAACACTAACAGGGATGTACTCTCGCAAGGAGAAGACACGCCCGGCTCAGCCACACAGCTTATCAACTACGAGCCTGCCATTACTGGTGGGTATAGGCGGCTTAGCGGTTTCTCTAATAGTTACGGAACCGTGCCCGGTACTGGTAGTGTTTTAGGTGTTTCTGTTAATGAGGGGATTAATAATAGTATCTTTGCTTGTCGTGAACCTACAGCGGGTACTTCATATTTCTTTCGCTGGGACAATGGAACAACTGACTGGGTGGCGGTGACAACACCCGGCTCTGTCACTATGACAGGCGTTAACAAAGTACGTTTTACTTCTTTTAATTGGGGTTCCTTTAAGTTTGTACTGACTGATGGTATTAATCCAGCAGCTTCATATGACGGTACAACCTATACACAGATCACGCATACCAACGCACCAACAGCTCCTAAGTATTCCAGCAACTATAAGAACCATCTGTTCTTGTGTGGTGATCCGAGCGAACCTTATAATTTATACTTCTCTGCTCCTGTAGCAGAAACAGATTTCTCAGCAGCCGCTGGTGCTGGTGTTATTAACGTTGGCTTTGAGATTGTTCAGATTAAACCTTTTAGAGATGTGTTGTATATCTTTGGTAAGAACTCTATAAAAAGTTTAGCTGGTAACAGCATCACTGATTTTAGTGTTATTGATGTAACTACAAATTTAGGTTGTATAGTTCCTGATAGTGTTATAGAGATTGGTGGTAATCTTTTATTTCTAGGTCCAGATGGATTCAGACCCGTTGCAGGTACATCTAAGATTGGTGACGTAGAGCTGGAAACAATTTCTAAACAGGTTCAATCTACTATTAGCTTATTGATTGCGGATATTATATCTGGTGACATTAACCCTGAAAAATTAAGTTCGGTTGTTATACGTAAGAAATCTCAGTTCAGATTCTTTCTGCCCACAAATGGGTCATTAGGTTTACTAGGCGGCTTAAGACAAACATCACAAGGCTTTGGTTTTGAGTTTTCTCAGTTGTTTGATATCCCTGCAACGTGTGCTGCTAGTGGGTATGTAGGAACAAGTGAGATCACTATTCATGGTGATGCTAGCGGAAAAGTTCAACTACAAGAAAGCGGTCAGTCTTTTGATGGCGCAGCTATTTTATCGGTGTATCAAACTCCCTACTACTATTTTGAAGACCCAACAATACGTAAAAACTTTTATAATGTAAGTACATTTTTAAGAGGCGAAGGAACATCGGAAATATTGCTAGGTGTGTCGTATGACTTTGATGATAGTCAAGGTGTATTTAATCCGGCTAACTATACAATAAATACACAAGGCGCTGCTTCATACTACAATGAAGCTGTGTTTGACTCTGCTGCTATCTATGATGGCAACCCCTCACCAGTAACAAAAACAAACATTGCAGGCTCAGGTTTTTCTGTTGCCATCAAATACGTAACAAACGACACTAGTGCTAGTCATACCGTTCAGGGTATTGTGTTGAATTACTCTGTCAATGACAGACGCTAAGGAGAAAATAATTGGCTGGATATATTAGACAATCTGCTGCTGACATTGTACCTACCGCTGTGGTACGAGCTACGCCGCTTAGTAATGAATTTAATGCGATCCGTGATGCACTTGCGACAACCACAGGACATAAGCATGACGGCACAGCAGCGGAGGGAGCTTTTGTTCCTCTGATCGCTGATACTGATGCTAATAACAAAGTTGCTGTTGATACAACGAACAATCGTGTTGGTGTGTTTGTGGAGGTTTCTGCTACGCCTGTTGAGCAGGTTCGTTTCCAAGATGGTTCCCTTGTGCCCGTCACAGACAACGACATTGATCTAGGCACTGCAGCATTAGAGTTTAAAAACTTATACATTGACGGCACAGCAAACATTGATAGCTTGATTGCTGACACAGCAGCCATCTCTGCAGGCACTATTGATAACACTGTCATTGGTGCTACCACACCAGCAGCTGCTACGGTTACAAACCTGACTGTCAATACCGCTGCTGTTATTGCTTCTGCTGATATCAATGCTGGTACGATTGATGGCACTGTTATTGGTGCCACAGCTACTCAAACAATCACTGGCACATTAGTTACAGCCACCACTGGTTTTGTTGGTGGTCTTACTGGTGCTGTCACTGGTAATACTGCTGGTACACATACTGGCTCTGTTATTGGTGCTGTCACTGGCAACGTCACAGGTAATGTTACAGCTGCCAGTGGTACATCTACATTTAACGATGTTACCATCAACGGTGGATTAAACATGAATGCTGGCACAGCTGCCACCATTACCAATCTATCTACACCTACTAGCTCTGGTGACGCTGCCACTAAAGGATATGTTGATGCTGCTGATGCGTTGAAGCTCAACTTAGCAGGAGGCACCATGTCTGGTGTCATTGCAATGGGTACTAATAAGATTACAGGTCTTGGTACTCCCACGCTGACAGCAGACGCTGCCACTAAAGGATATGTTGACACGGCTGTCGGCAACCTGATTGACACAGCACCCAGCACTCTTGACACACTCAATGAACTAGCTGCTGCTCTTGGTGATGACGCTAACTTTTCCACCACTGTAACCAACTCCATTGCTACCAAGCTTCCTCTTGCCGGTGGCACAATGTCTGGTGCAATTGCAATGGGCACTAATAAGATTACCGGAGTGGGTAACCCAACGCTTGCACAAGATGCGGCTACTAAAACATACGTTGACGCTGCTGATGCGTTGAAGCTCAACTTAGCAGGAGGCACCATGTCTGGTGCTATTGCTATGGGTACTAGCAAAATCACAGGTGTTGGTGATCCAACAGCTAATCAAGATGCCGCTACTAAAACATACGTTGACACAGCTGATGCATTAAAACTCAGCTTGTCAGGTGGGACAATGTCTGGTGCCATTGCTATGGGTACCAGTAAGATTACTGGACTGGGTACGCCAACTGTTGATGCTGATGCCACCACTAAACTATATGTTGATGGTATCTTGGGTAGTGCTACTGCTGCTTCCACTTCTGCTAGTGCCGCTGCTGTGTCTGCTAGTAACGCTGCTACATCCGAAGGTAATGCTTCTACTTCGGCTAGCAATGCTGCTACATCCGCTGGTGATGCATCCACTAGCGCCGCTTCTGCTGCTACCAGCTATGACGCTTTTGATGATCGTTACCTTGGTTCAAAATCTTCTGCGCCTACATTAGACAACGATGGTAATGCGCTTCTCACAGGTGCATTGTATTGGAACAGCACAAGTAGTGAGTTGTACTTATGGACAGGTTCCGTTTGGACTCAAGCAGCTTTTACAGCCAGTGATTTTGCCACAATTACTGGCTCAGAGACGCTTACTAATAAAACTTTAAATCTAACTAGCAACACGCTAGTTGCTACCTCTTCGCAGATTGCATCAGCCATAACAGACGAAACCGGCAGTGGTTCTTTAGTTTTTGCCACCAGCCCGACACTTGTTACGCCTGCACTGGGAACACCGTCCTCACTAACCCTAACCAATGCTACAGACCTGCCTGTAACAGGTGGAGGCACAGGCGTAGCAACTCTCACCGACAAAGGTGTTCTATTCGGTAACGGAACCGCTGCGGTAGGTATCACAGACGTTGGCACTGCTACTCACGTCCTTACTTCTAATGGTGCGGGATTGGCCCCAACATTTCAAGCTGCTGGTGGTGGTACAGCCCTTGAGTTGTATGCTGAAAACCCTGTAACTCCGACTGCACCCTCTGCTACTGGGGATAATGCTGTGGCTATTGGGAGTGGGACTGTCGCTTCCCAGAATGGTAATATCGCCCTTGGACAGCAAGCTAACGCTAGTGGCGATTTAAGGGCCATAGCTTTAGGCTATCTGGCAACAGCTTCTGGGGAAGGCGCTTTTGCAGCGGGACCATTCAGCGATGCTACGGGGACATTTTCAACTGCACTGGGTTACGCCTCTCAGGCAATTAGTGGGACAAGCGCCACAGCCTTAACCCAATCCTACGCCTCCGGCGTAGCCAGCTTTGCAGCGGCCATATCCAACAACACAGCAACCTATGGTGCTACTGGGGCTAATACGATTTCTATTGGGGATAGGACCAAAGCGACAGGGAACTACTCTACAAGTCTGGGCCGATTAAATAATGTCTCTGGCGATAACGGCGCAGGCGCTATAGGACAATCCCTGACGGTTTCTGGGGAAGGCGCTTTTTCTGCGGGACAAACTTGCGTTGCAAGCGGAGCTTACTCTCAAGCGCTAGGCAACAATGCAACTACAGCTTCAATTTACGGAAAACTTGCCAAGTCCTCTGGGTTGTTTAGTAACTCTGGGGACATGCAAACGGGAATACTTGTTCTTGTGGCGGCAACAACTGACGCTACACCCAAAGTGCTGACCTCAAACAAAGCTGCCGCTGGCACCATTAACCAAATCATCCTCCCCAACAACTCTGCCTATGCCTTCCACGGCACTATCATTGCACGGCAACAGGCGGCCACTGGCAGCGATTACGCAAGCTGGGAGATTAAGGGTGCATTGTTGCGTGACGGTAGTGCAGCCACGACTGTCTTGGGAAACGGTATTC